CCATATTCAGACGGCCTTATATATTACGCCTCAAGCAAGGGGCGTAAATCTTAGTTAAAACCCCTTGACAAATATTTTTAACCGATATTTGAGAGGGGTCTAAAATGTCAATTTGTTTCTACACTATCACACCACAACCGGAACAAAATCCAGTTGCCTACATCTTCCGTCTTTTTTCCGATAAGGACGGCTATTCCAAGCTCATTAATACAAGAGCTTTCCCCGTAACCAATCCCCAAAATCCAAAAGCAACAGAAGAAACCGCTTCTTTATATGGCGATTTGTGCGTAGCTGATTTCATGAATCAGGAGGAAAACGCATGAATCGTTCAGCTTCAGCAAGCGCGGAACGCGCTCTTCCTTGTCTAAATAGTAACAACTGCATTGAGACAGAAAACCTTAATAAAAACAATGCAAAGCAAATGCCGATTGGTTATGAAAAATTCCTTCCGAACGAATGCAAACCCGAATTTAACGAGTTTTCAACATCACACAAAAAATCATCAAGCGCTTTGGAAATGAATGTACATCAATTCATTGAAACATTCGGCCTTAACCATGTTGGATTTTTGACTTTGACCTTTTCGGATGACGTTCAAGAAGTGAAAGAAGCACAACGCCGTTTTCACAGCTTACGCACCAATTTCCTGAAAAAACATTTTGAACACTACATCTGCGTATATGAGCGCATGAAAAGCGGTCGTATTCATTTTCATCTGATTGTTAATACACGCGAAGATATAAGACGTGGCCTGAATTTTAAGCAAATTCAAGCCCGAAACTACACATCAGCAAACAAAGCACTTCGTCAGCTTTGGCAAATCCTTCGTGAAAACATGAATAAATACGGTTTCGGCCGTTCCGAACTGTTGCCGGTAAAGACCAACAGTAAAGGCTTGGCAAGATATGTGGCCAAGTACATTTCAAAACACATTAACAGCAGACTTCCCGAAGACAAAGGCTATCGCCTGATTCGTACAACCATCGATAAAAAAAGTCTGTGGAAGATTGCAAACAGCAATTTTTCGTTTGTAAGTGCTGGTTCGCGCCTGTGGCGCGAGAAGCTCCAGCAATGGATTATCTGCATTGAGCCATATTTAAAACAGTATGCAAAACATGAATTTAACAGAGAACTCAAAGCTATTACAGAAGAAAACTACAACCGTATTTTATCCAGCCTCATTAGCCCGAAATGGGCGTTTTACAACCGAGAAACCATCATCAATATGTAGTGAAACATGCAATCGTTGATTTTGGTTCGGGGGCGGGATGGGCGCGAAACCGCACTTGCGAAGCAATGAGAACGGCGCAAGCCGTGTGTGAGCGCCCCTCCCGTCCCGCCCCCGAACCGTTGAATACCAGCAAAACTGACCTTAAAGAAAGGAAAAACATCATGTCTCAAGAAACCGAACGCCGACAAGGTATTTTCGTTATTGCATCATTTGATCGAATGTTCACGCGTGAACGCAAAAACCAAGACGGCACATTTACCAAGACGCATTATGTCGGCTTGATTATCCGTAGCGAAACCGAAACGCGCCTTTGTGAAGTTCGCACCAAACATCCTGAAAAATATGAAGGCTATAAGCCACAGCAAATCGTTTCAATGCAAGTATTCCCACGCGCATTTAAAGACAACATCTATTTTTCAGACGAAGCATAAACAAGATTCAAGGCTTTGCGGTGTGCCTTGAATTGACCCCGAAACACCGCAAAACTTTTTTTCAACATTAACTAAAGGAAAAAAAAATGAAATTCCAAAATCTGAAAAACAAAGCGAAGTACGCCCTGGCAACTGTTGCCGTTTCTGCACTGTCTGCTCCAGCTATGGCAGATACAAACTTGCTTGATACAGCTTCAACAGAAATTGGTGCTCTCAAAACTGGCATTATCGCATTTGGCGCAGTTGTAGTTGGTTTGGCCGTTGTGATTGCAACTATTTCCGTTGCAAAACGCGTAATCAATAAAGCATAAGGTTTGATATGGGATATCGAGTAGGCCAAATCTGTTATGGCACGCAGATAGAAGCTCAAAATCATGTGATGTCCCAAGTCATACCGACAATCGATAAAGACGGGGTGTTAAATCACCCTGTCTTTATTGGTTCGGCATGGGAATATCACGGAAGCCAAGTAAAGCTCAACTTTCCGCAGTGCAATAATCAAGATTTTTATGATCAGGGTAGAGAGTTGGGACAGTCTATGCTATTTGCTTTTATAGGTTTATTTATTGTCGTAGTCTGCTTAAAAGTCGTAAAACTGGCCAATATGAGAAATGATGAATAAAAGGGAAAAGGAAAAATGAATGATACCAGAAGTTTATTTTATTCTCGGCGTTTCGCCCTATGCAGTCGCCTGCTTGTGCTTGTATGTTTTGGCACTCAAGTTTTAAATCCGTTAACAGCGTTTGCAGAAGTCGGCCTTCCTCCGCCGGCACAACATCAAAACGCAGGTTTCCCAAGTGACCAAGCCTTGCAACGTCGTGGCTACGATCCAAAAACAGGCGTTTGGAAAGTTGATGTACAAAACAACGGCAAACCGACAGTAACTAAAAATGGTGGAAATATTAATGGTAGCCAAGGCAAAAATGTAACGGTTACAGGCCGATATGGCGAAACTGGTACGATGAATACAACTGTTAATCAAAGAGTCGGTACAAGCGCGATTCAAAAAACTGCTACGGGTGTATGGTTTGGCTCATCAGCTGCAAATGCGTTAAGTAAAAACGGTTCATATGTAGCAACACAGTTAAGAGCTGGTAATTATCAGTCAGCATTTGAGGGTTCAGTTCTTGCTTTAGGAGATTTTGGAAATAATTTATTCGGAGGATTGCCTGAATCAATTGTAAATTTGGGGCGTTCTTTAGGTTTAGTAAATAGTCCGTCGCCTCAACAATTTAGAGATGCAGCAGAAAGATTTTATGCTGGCCAACGCCAAGCAGAAGCCGAAGGCAACTATCAAAAAGCAGTAGCACAAGCAGCAGCAAAAAAAGCAGCAGAAGCAGCACAAAAAGCGCAACAACAAGACCAAAAAAAAAAAGAAGAACAGAAGAAAGACGAAGAAGCAAAAAAGAATGGAATGATTAAATATCAACTGATAGTAAATATAAATGGCAGTTATCAAAATTATGTTTTTTATTCTAAATTTGGAATCAATTTAAATGGTTCAAAAGATAATACCTTGGACAACTCTCCTGCATATTTAGGTCGTTTTGTTTCTCATGTTGATATCGACATTCCAAATTCTTCTCCTTCAAGAATTTCTGTTAGCACTCCGTCAGATAAACATGTCTATGTTTATTACAAATCATATAAAGAAGGTACAGTTCCAGAAGCAGAAAAAGAGAAGCTCGCACAAAATCAAAGTCAAGTAAAACCTGAAGATTTCATGCTGACACAAAAAGAAATGTTAGACATTCTTAAACGTATGCTTGAAAACAATCAGACAAACCATGCCGAGTTGATGAACCAACTGGCAAAAATGGGCGTTATGAATCAATCTGCCGAGCCAAGCACATTTAGCCCTGATACCGCACTTAGTGCGCCATATACCCCAGAAGGCAGCAGCACCCCACAACAAACAAGAGACACGCCAAACGCACCAAATAGCCCTAATTCTCCCAATACACCGAATGAGCCGAACAGTCCGAATAGTCCAAACAATCAACAAACGCCAAAACAACAAGAAAATGGCCTTTGTTCGATTTTCCCAAATATCGCAGCGTGTGCAGATTTGGGAGAGGTTGAAGCGCAAGAACCTGAAGTTCCACAAAATACGATCGATATAGGCTCAATAAAACCAACTGATACCTTTAAAACAGACGGCGTTTGCCCATCTCCCAAAACCTTTGACATGGGTATTTTAGGTACTTTTGAAATGAGTTATGAGAATGTTTGTTACATAGCTTCAAAAATCAGGCCAATTTTAATTTTAGTAACCATTATTAGCTGTGGTTGGGCAGTTTATGCAGCAGTAAAGGAATTGTGATATGTGGGCAAAGTTATTAACCAGCGTATTAACGACTGTTGCAGGCAAAATCATGTCAGCGGTAGGACTAAGTTTTATAACCTATGTAGGTTTAGACGCTCTTCAAAATCAGCTTATGCAGGCCGTATCCCAACAAGTAGGCGGTTTGACAGAGGATTCCTTGCAAGTGCTTTACATTTTAGGAATAGGAGTTTGCCTAAACTGGATTTTCGGTACATTCACATTTATAGCTTCGTTAAAAACAATGTCCAAACTGTCAGCGATAATGGCAAGTAAATAAAAGGGTAAATTATGCTTTATTTGATTACAGGTGTTCCAGGTTCGGGTAAAACCCTAAAAATGATTTCAGACCTTATGAATAGGTCAGATTTAAAAAATCGTCCGCTATATCTTGACGGTATCCCTGAAGTAAATGACAAAATTATTCCTAACTTGCCTATTCCAGAAGGCGAAAGTATGCAGACTTGGCACAAATGGGCGCCAACGGGTGCAATCCTTGTTATTGATGAATGTCAGCGCGTATTTAGGCCACGGCCAAGTGGTTCGAAAGTTCCCGATTTCGTAGCGGAACTGGAAACGCACCGTCATAAAGGCATTGATATATTCCTGCTTACACAACATCCGCGCCTAATAGACGTTAATGTCCGAAGCTTGATAGGCCATCATTGCCATATTGGCAAAACCAGTTTGGGTGTGCGCCGTATGATTGAATGGGAAAGGTGCGCAAATCCAGAATCTAATAGCGATGTAGCAAATGGCGTTAAAAGCGTTTATAAACTTGATAAAAAAGCATTTGGCGTTTACAAGTCAGCAGAAGAACATACGAAGATTAAGACAAAACTTAGTAAAGTAGTTTTTATCTTCCCTTTTGTCCTTGGCGTGATATTAATCTGCTGTTTTTATGTATGGCAAAGCTGGAAAGACATCAGCGCCCCAATCGAAAAACCGAAAACGGAAGTTTCCGCCTTGGCGGAAAGCCCTAAAACGGACGGTACGGTAACCGCTCCAGCGGTGGACGGAACGGACGGATTAGGGCAATACCCGAAACAAGAAACAAAGGTAGAAGAACCGCCGAAACCGCACATAAGCGAGGATGACTTTAAACCGAGAATAGAAGACAAGCCAGAAACAGCGCCAATGTATGATGGAATGAATAAAGCAGTCAAAACCATGCCTTGGCCGTCCGCATGCGTTAAAAGTGATAATGGCTGTAATTGCTATACAGACCAAGGGTCTAAAATTTCGGAAATCAGCAAAAAAACCTGTTTAAGCTATATTAAAGATGGCTTGCCATTCAATCCTTATAAAACTAAACAAAACGAAGCATTAACGGCTGATTCAAATTCATCAGAATGGGTGGAAAGAGTCCGCAGAATTTGATGTATGACGGATACGAAGAAAAAGCCCTAAGTAACGAGGGCGGAAAGGTTAATTAGGGAAAATGAATGCTTTAGAATTTATAGTTTCCTGTTTAGTTGTTTACGCAATAATATATATTCATAAAAAATATGGTACAGCTTATTTGAAAATGTTAATTAACGAATTTGGCATTTTTATTTTTGGATTGTTAATAATATTTATAATACTATGTCTTTTAGGCATTCTATTAAATTTTTAAATAAGCCCACCAACCCGAACACAAGTCAGGGGGAGGACGTCCAGAAAGATTTGTAAAGACAGCTTTATCGTCTTTATAAATCTTTTTGGATACCCCTTGACGCTAGCCCACCCAAAAACGCTTTAAAGAAGGGTTGGTGCGGTTTTTTGCGCCAACCCCTGCCACATGGCGAACACACGATAAGCTTCAAGCCCTGAATGAGTAAATCAGCCCATTGAGGGCTTGGCGTTTGACGAAACACCAAGTAAAGCCCACGACTTCGAAAGTACGGCCAAAGCGTAAAGCTTGTAGCAAAGATAGAAGCGTGGGCTTTCGTACATCTTAAGTTTGAACACTATCTAGGGCAAAAAGCCCGAATTAATAAGGTAAAACCATGTACTTAGGAATAGACGTTTCAAAGCTCACAATAGATTGCTGTTTGATTGCAGACGGCCAAAATCATCAAAAGAAGTTTCAGAACAATAAAGGAGGATTTGAACAATTAACAAAGTGGCTACAAAGTCATAAAGTATCCGATAAGCTCCATTGCGTGTGCGAAGCAACGGGCACATATTACGAAGCATTAGCCGAATATCTTTATTCAAGATATACAATTACCGTAGAAAATCCAAGAAAGATAAAAGGATATGCGATAGCAGAACTACAACGATCCAAAACAGACACACAAGACGCAAAGTTGATAGCGCAATATTGCCAAGATAGGAAGCACAAATTAAAAGCATGGCAACCGCCGGCAAAAGAACAGAAGCAACTACAAGAAATCGCCCGATATTTAGATTATCTAAAACAGCAACGCGCAACAGAAAAAGCCAAACAACACGAAGCACCCGACTACATCAAATCCCATATTCAAACAACTATTTCAAATCTGACAGCACAAATACAGACAGTCAAAAAGCAATTAATCCAGTTCTACAAAGACAATCCAAGTTACAACAACCTTCGCAAAAAGCTGAAAACAATAACAGGCATAGGCGAGCAAGCGACAGCCGTATTGCTATCAACCTATAAAAGACATGAATTTAAAAATGCAAAACAGTTCACGGCTTATCTAGGTCTAGACCCTAGAAAATATCAATCAGGGACAAGCGTAAACGGAAAAAGCAGAATATCAAAAATCGGAAGTTCGGAAATACGGAAAAGCCTTTATATGCCTGCCGTTGTCGCATACCGTTGTAATGCCTTTCCTGAATTTGTAGGCCGTCTGAAAAACAAAGGGAAGCATATAAAGCTGATATTAATCGCCATCATGCGGAAACTGGCGGTAATAGCGTTTACAATGTTGAAGAACGGCCAAGATTTCCAAGTGGAAAGATATAAATAGATTTAACGCGGCCAAAAGCCTAGTAAATTTTCAATTTATTGAAAATAAAAAATAAATTAAAACATTAAATCCATTCAAAACAAAACAAACACCCCGAACCAGTCGGGGTGCGTATTCTTGCAACATCAATAAATGTAAAGATATTTGACTGTGTAATACACTATCTTTGCTTTTTT